TCAAGGTATTGCTTATCAGTAAAGTTACCTTTGTCGTCTATTGGCCGTGACTTGCCAGGCAAACGTCGTCCGACATTTCGCAACCTATCTTTTTCAGACTGTGGCAAGGCGATACTAACGTTGCCAGGCTCTTTTCCCATTGCTGTTTTTCGTGCCATAAAACCCTACTTTTTATCCATGTTTTGTTGGAGAACGTCTCTAATAGATTTCTTTTTACCCTCTTCCTGTTGAGGCTGTTGTGGCATTTGCTGTAGTGGTCCCATAGGAGCAGGTGGTCTTATTTGCGGTCCACCCTTAATGCCAGCAGTTAGTTGACGAGCGCCGCCAAGATAATAGTCGTATTGATTTTGATTAATACGATTATCCTTCATTGCCTCATCCAACTTGGCCTTGATTTGCTCGAACGTAATGCCTTGCTGTTGAGCAAAGTGTTGAGCGTTTTTAATCGCAGTAGCAACGTCATCGCCAGCATTGCTTACAGCGCCCTTAGCATACCAAGCAGAAATGTCAGAAGCCTTCTGCCCTACAAATCCGTACGCAGTAGCTAGTGCGTCTGTGAGTGGAACAGCAGCGTTCCATGCCGCTGGTTGTTTTGCAGAGATTTTATCGATTTCTTTCCACTTTAACGTAGAGCCATCTTTGCCAAAATCATACTGGGAACCATCGGCAAGCGTTCCTTTGAAGTCTTGATCAAGGACTCCGCCTTCTTGCAAAACTCCACGAATGTTATCTCGCATGAATTGTGCTTTGCCTTTCTTAGAGCCAGTCCAAGAGCCTACAGCTCCTGCAAGGGCTCCAACAACTGCACCTACTGCTGCGCCAATACCTGTCCCTACGCCTGGAACGATTGAACCAACTCCTGCGCCTATTGAAGCACCAGCAGTGGCTCCACCGACTACGCCTGTTTGCGTTCTTTTTGAACCAGCGGCCATGTCGCCTAATGCTTCAGCCGTTTTGTATCCGGTATAAGCACCAGTTGCGATGTTTAACCCAGGTATCAAATTTGCACCTAAGTCAGCGCCAGCAGCGCCAGCTATGTTCGCTACTCCAGAAGCTCCTGATAATCCAGCGCCAATCTTATCGCCGCCTTGGTAAGCTTTATATGCGCCGTAAAGTTGAAGAAGTCCAAGTCCACCTTGTGCTACTTGAGCCCAATCCACCGACCCTAAAAAGCTTTCATTCGTAAGGCTTTCAGTTGGAACTACCTGAACAGTTCCATCAACATTGCTACGAATAGCGGTCATGCCTTCGGGGACACTTTGCCCTGCTGGTAATGAGCCAGGATTTACTGGAGTAAAGTTTTTGTTAAAGGCATCAATGCCAGATGTTGTGCCTTGAGTCGCTCCGGTAGTTGTTTGAGCAGTAGTTGAAAGTGATTGCCCAGTTTGCTCCGCTGCTTGCTTAACAGTTTCTTCGCCGACCTTAGCGCCAGTCAGCCTATCAACCCAGCCATCAATTTTATTGTATATAAACCGTCCGGCAATAGCGCCAGCAACGACACCACCAGTTTGAGCTAACGCATTGCTTTGCGCTTTGCCAGCCGCTTCTTTTTGTTGCTGCTCAGGTGTCTTAGGCGCACCAAAGCGTTGCTGTACTTGCTGCACAGCTTGCAGCGGAGACAAACCCTGCGTTTGAAGCCAGAGGTAATAAGCCTTGGGGTCGCTTTGTGCTAATGCTGGTTCTTGTGCTGCCATACTAAATCCATGTTCCAAACACTGCTACACCGTCACGAGCAAACAAATTAGGCCGTGTAGTGCCGCCAGCAAATATCACTTTGCCAACTTGGTCACGACTAAATTCCTCATGAAGCTGAATATCAAAACGTGGCCTAACACCTTCCAGTCCGTGAATCTCAGCAAACCGTTCAAGGATACCCTGCTCAAGCAGTTTCTCGTTGAATATGCTTACGTCAGTGTCAGCAAGAAAAGTATTATAAGCACCGTTATAATAGGCCCAAGTAACACCGCCATCCGATACAGAGCCAGTAGTATGTGTAGGAGCTGTAGCACCTGTCGTGCCTCCTGCTGTCGTCCGGTAGTAGTTGCCGTTGTTAAAACAGTAAGAACCAGCAGCAAATGATGTTGCTGTTACCCACTGACGAGGACGCACACTTCTGTCGGCAATATACTCAAAAATAATTACATTGCCGTTGTAGTTAGCTCCTGGGGTGGGACTAATAAGGAGTTGGTTATTGCTGACTCCCCGAATTTGGAATCGCTGATAAATGGTTGGGTTAAGTTGGAAACCTCTTATGTCGGCGTAATCCTGCTCGCTCATTGGTCCTAAGAGTCTGAACCGAGTCGATGAATTCCAAAAGGTTTCGTACTGGTACCATGAAAAGGCCGCTGGTAACTCGTACGTTGCCGTATTAGCTACCAGCGTGATTGACCCTGAAGCGTAACATTTAGGCCACGGGTAAGCCTCAAAGATGTCACGGTTAATACGTTGTGCAATTGCTAAGAGCTGCTTTGTAGTCGTCTCATTAGACGTAAGGATGTTGGATTCAACCGTGTATCCAGCCTCATTTGCAACGTTCGTAATAACCGTGGCTATCGTCATACTTTCCTTGGTCTACCTCGTCGTGGACTTTCGTCCTGAGCCTCAATAATGCCTTCTTCTAGGGCTTCATCTGGAACAGATTGGATCACCCCCTTTCTCTCGGCACGAAGGTCAATTCCCTCGTTGGCTTCTACACGTTGCATGAAAAGCTCAAGTTTATGCTCAAGCTGCTCACGACGAGTTGTTTCCCGATCCAAAAGCTGCCGTAACTTCACGACCTCATTCTGGTCGGACTTCGCTGCGTCTATCCAATCTTGTGCTAATTTGCAGAACTTAGACAAGGGTCCAAGTTTGCGTTTAATCTCATCGTTAGCCACAGCCAACTGCTCAACCGTTTTAAAGCCAAGGTACTGAAGCTCACGCATCGCAGAGCCAGACATCATCGGCCATTCAGCCAATGGAGTTCCTTCAACTACAGGCTCGCTACCAGCCTTAAAACGAGCGTACAGCTCAGGGTAATCGTGGATGTCCTGTGGCTCAATCCGTCGAACTGTCTCGTCCATGCCAGGCCATTGGATTGAGATGGATGGTATCTCGTCAAAGATTGGACGACCCTCCGTCAATGACTTTTCACGGTTCTCGTTGTAAGCAAAAAAGAACTTAACGTTAGCGCCAGAGTATCGCTTCTTTGGCTGCGAGTTCCCCGACATGATGGACTGCCAATCAATCTGTGCCATATAATCTCCGTAGTATTACGCAAAAATGCGTAAATACCTTATAGCACTAACCTTCAATAACGACCAACGTGTTAATCGACGACCCCGATGTTTGATACGCCGTAATTGCTCCAGCCGGTATAAACCCATTATCAAACCGAACTACGTTAGAACCTGCGGTGCTTGGGAGCACATAGCAAAAGTTTGTAGCTGTTGGAGTGATTCCGGTAAGAGTAGCTCCGTTAAAACTGATAGCTATGTTTGCTGCCGAGTTGTTTTGAATCATTAAGAAGTTACGGAATGGTCTTGCAGTTGCTATGGTAACGCTGGTGGCCGTTGCCATGGTTGGAGTTGTAGTTGTTGTGTTTCCAGCAAAACTTGTCATAAATCACCTATTCTTTACCTAAAACTACGGACGGATCTACGTCCAATTCTTTGGCGGATATTCCTAAGCGTTTTAACACATCAGAAATTGTAAATGGTTGTTTTGATTTATAACCTGCCAAAACTTGATCTAAAGAATCCTGACCGATAAATTTAGCAATCTTAGCCAAATTTACGTCGTCATATTTTAGCAAATCTTCATCCTCAGTTGTTCTAACAATGGAGGATAAGGGAACGCTTTTTGGGGGCATAAATCACCTAAAAAGTTGGGGGGATTGCTCCCCCCGTTAGTTTACAAAGCCTTGGTAAACCCTAAGTAAAAGTATGAAGTGCCGTTTGATATCACTACAAAGCAGTTAGTATCAGCATCAGCATCTTTTACAACACCGACAAACCCACTTCCTACAGAGGCAGGAGTTCCGAACGAAGTCGTAAGCTCAGCCGCTGTTGGCGTAGTGTTGCCGACATTGTTGATTGCCTGTTTAGTTCTTACACCAGCAGCCGTAGCCACTACCTGACCGGCAGGGGTAACAGTTCCTGGAAAAATACCATCGGTAACGGAAGCTGCAAGCTCCGCTGGCATACCGAGTCCCATAAGGGTTTGTGCATTAGCCATAAATCTCTCCTTAAAAAGCGGCTGCTATACGAGCCAGCCGCCAGATTGATTAGTTACCGATTCGCAATACACCCCATGATTGAACCTCAGCGGCTGCTGCTGAAGCACCAACCGTTGTAAGTCCAACTACATTTGGCAATTTAACAAACGATCCACCAGAAGCATCGTCCGCTACACCACCAGTTGCGGTGGTATGAACAGTTGCTTTTGCAGTGTAGTTAATGAATCGAGCTTTAACACCCTTTCCACTTCCTCCACCAGCATCGCCACCGACCCATACCCACACGTATTCGTTAGTAAGAGCTGCTGCTTGAACTGCTCCAAAATAACGTGGAGCAATTGCCGCTTCGGTATTGTCCATCTGAAAGACGGTGAAATCATCTTTGATTGAAACCCAATCGTACTGCGTAAGACCTTCTGCGGCCTTACAAAAGATGAAAACTCCTTCAGGAGAACTTCCGACTTGACCAAGTTGCGCTGGCAAACTTGGTACATAAGAAGCATCAAATGAACGAGTATAATTTACTCCAAACGATCCTGAGAATGACATATTCTGTTACCTCCCTAATTAAGCGTAAATAACAGCCTGAAGTGCAGGTGCAGAACAGCAGAGGTTTCCTTCAACGATGATAACCGTGAAGAAAGCATCCTGGTCAACCGGACGAGCCATTTCTGGAGCGAGCGGTTTGAAGTCTGCGCCACGAACCATGTCAAATGTCCAATACTTAGTATTGAGCAATCGGCATGAGTTAGTCTCAAGCACTGAAGAACCGAATCCACCGTCGAATACAAAATCGCATCCGTCGTAGCTAAGAACTCGGAATCCAGCTACAGCCTTCTTTGCAGGAAGCTGAATACGCTGAATTGCGGTCAATGAGCTGTGGAGGAACTTCCAAGCTGTACGATCCATAAGTCCAAGGTCAGGCTGCTCGTCACCTCGTGTTACCTGCGAGATAGCGTCAGTGATTTGCTCCTGAACGTTGGAAGCTGAAAGCGTAACGTTGATTGCAAGGTTACGAGCCCAGAGATTAGTACTACGGTCAATAGTTCCGTAGGTACCAGACGATGGGGATGTCGAAACTGCTTTCTTGATACCGTCGAACTCAAGTCCACCGGAACCTGTTCCATCGCCACGAAGCGAGGTAGATACGGTGTTCTTAAGACGGCTGATTGCAGCCTTCATCTTCATCTCAGCGAGGTCAAGGAGTTGAGCCTCGTCACGGTTAGCACGACGCTCACGTCCAGCAATTGCTACAGGCTCATAAACCTGCTTAATTGCGAAACGGAAAGCGGTTGCATCGTCGATTGCTGAAAGGTCAAACGAGTCAAAACCGGAGTAGAATCCACCTACAGCCGCATCATTGTACATGATAGGCTTACGGAGTTCATATCCACCGGAAAATTTACGAATAAGACCCTGCTCATCAAGCGAAGCCAAAAGCGGGTTGTGGTGAAGAACCTCATCCGCAATGGCATCCGATTGATCGAACAGGGTAGTTACTATTGCTTCTTCTAAATTAGGCATTGTAGTTATCCCTTTGGTTTAAGGGACAACCACTATTAGCTAATCTCCAGAAAGGCGACGCCGCAGGTTGTCCCGAATATCTTTCGTTACGATCCTGGGAGTTCCACTTCCTGCGGAGCCAGATATAGATTTAGAAGCTGCTTTTGCCTTTTGTGTGGCTACTTGCTGCTGCTGTATTACCGGCGCCGTCTGTAGCCTTTGAGCTAAAGAAGCAAACGTCGGATTGCCGTTTACAACATAATTATAGGCGGTTTCTAGGATCTCGTCAGTCGAGCTATACCGTCCTGTAGTTGCTAAAGCCTGTACCACGGGGGCCATTTCTGCTTCTAACTGCGAAGCGGTTTCAGGGTCACGGAACAAAGGCTTACGGCTTGTAAAGGATTCTACAGCACGTTGATTCATGTACTCAACTGCCTTTTTCTCCTGTTCCTGCTGTATGCTCTTATAACGCTCCTCAGCGATTCTTTCGGCATCCTGCCTTGTCAGGTATTCGGTTGGTTGTTGGTACGTCTCCTGCTGCCCTACAAGGTCGTTAGGTTTAAGTCCGTAAGCCTCAAGCCACTCGATAGCCGTCTGCACTGGGTTAGCTTCCATGGCTCTGTCCCAGGCAACTGAACGACGAGTAACGTCAGCAACGCTTATTCCTTCTTTGGCATAATCGTTTTCGTATTCTTTAATTACGTCGTAAACACGGGAGTTCTGCTCACGAAGTTGATTAACTTCTTGCATCTTTCGGTCATACTGGGTTCGTGTTTCGTAAGCTCTACGATTAAGGTATGACTGTAGGATATGAGCATTGTCAGTGTTTGGATTAAGAAATGCATCCTTTTCAGCGGCGTTCATGTCAGCCGGAGGAGCCAAGGCAATACGCTCCTGAGTTTGTGGAACAGACTGCTCAACTACGCTACTTTCTGTGGAGCGTTCGTTGTTGGGTTCCTCTACACTTTCTTCTTCTTTCAGGTTTTTAAACTGCTTACTGAGGCTTTGACGTATTGAAAGCTCTGCCGGCTCTCGGTCTACAACTACCTCTGTTGACTCAACATCAGGCGTATTATCTTCCATTTCTATACCTATCAACCATAGTCTCTTTAAGTTTACTTACGAGTTCTCGCTCCCGTGACCCGTTTTCACGGTCGCTCTGGTAGCCCCTGTCGTAAGCATCTCCAACTTCTATAGCGCCAGCAGCTTTGTATGCTGCTCGCAGTTTGCTCTTACTTGTGTAAATCTCTTTTGGGTTTAGTGGGTTTCTAGTTGGTTCCATCTCGTCTTGAATGAACAAATCACGAGCGTTTGATTGTGCTCGCCTTTGAACTTCTTCGATTGGAACAACCTTTTTTTGAACGTGGCAGTATTGAAACAATTTGTATTTGTTACTCATCGTCTTCCATCGTAGCAAACAACAGCAGTATTTTTATACGCTTTTCTTTCTGTTTACGCTTTATTGTCGCTATTTCATCTTGAATGGTTTTTTGGATTGCTGCAACCATTTCAGCAATATCGGAACGAACCTGCTCCGCATACGCCGTCATTAACTGTTGTGCATGGTCGGTAGCTACAATTTGAACCTTCAGGTCATCGAACAGCTTTTGCTGCGATTGCCGAAATGATTCTTCCAGTGCAATGTCAGCAATAACGCTTTCGAGTTGTTGACCTGCCTCAAGTCGTTGCTTGATGCTTTTCTTTAGTTCTGGTTCTTTCTTTCGCTTTTTATTGCGCTTTTGCCGAGCCTTAAGAATAGCGGCTGCATACTGTTCTTCGTACAGCTCGTCGAAGCTCTTCTTAAACCCGTCAGGGTCAAGCAGTTGAACCTGCAAATAACTCTGAGGTGGTTTAAAGATGAGAAACATTTGGTTTAAGCTATCTCAGCCTCAACTGTGTGAAGTGCGTGATACGCTGCCAATATCTCTTTTAACTGCTCAGAGCCTGATGAACCAAGATACCCTGTAATAGCGTTGGCAATAAGGGTGCTAAACAACGATGACACCTGTGACTTGCATACGTTTTCGCACACAAAGTCTATCGCAGTCTGCTCGCTGCTCGCAGACCAGCCATAAGTCTTGGCGATAATATCAAGGTATGGTTCATACCCTTCAGGTAATGGCATTTCAAAAACGATTCGTACTTTTGTCATGTTAGTCATGTTGTTTCTAAATTATTCGATAAGAGAATGTATACGCCATAGTCTGATTTGTGATGTCAGACGAAATAAACTTTAACGAAACTCTGTCGTTTGTTGCATCCGACTCAATTCCTCCTCCCATACCTGCAACGCCTGTAGCAAAAGCGGTTCCGCCAGCTTGAAATGCTGTAGAAAAATTGGATGCAATCGGCAAAGAAATTCCGAGCAGCGTAGCTGTTGCGGTCGTTGTTGGATCGATATCTAGTTGACCCGAAACTGTGACTGAATTTCCAACTCGCAAATATGTTGCCAGTCTAGCGGTAGAACTAGCAACGTTAGTAGTATTTGTAAGAGTGGGAGTGTAAGTGCCGTGTGCAAGTCCCGTATCATTTACAATGGAATCACATTGTAGAGACGATGTGATGTTTACAGAATCGGAAAATGTAAATCCTGCACCTGATCCAACAGCGTCAAATGTAACGCCGCCAGTTGCGCCGACTGTTATATTGCACTCATTACCTGTACTGTATCTTAATTGACATTGCTGAGTTGCACTTTCAACTGTGAGTTGAGCGTTAAGATTTGTGGCTGTGTTAACCCCTGTTTTGCCTCTTTGAGTGCCGCCAGTAGTTACATTTATTAATACATTACCATCAGTGCCGGATCCTGCTTTTGCACCTCCAAGCAATGAAATGCTTCCACCGTTACTATTACCTGACGCAGCTCCACCAGTTAGAGATACTGTACCTCCTGCGTTTCCTGTTGCTCCGGTCCCTGTTGCCGTTCCAGCCGCACCAGCCGTGAACTGAACGTCACCGCCTCGTCCTGCTGTGTTTGTTGTAGTTCCGCCGCTTGCGTTACCACCAGCGCCAGAAGTTGCTACTAATCCTCCACCAGTGCCGCCTGTATTGTTTACTGAACCAACTTGAGTAGAAGCTCCACCTGCACCACCGCTTAGAAAGAAAGATCCTCCTGTGCCTGAAGCGTTAGTTGTGGCGGTTGCGCCAGTTGCTAAACCGCCATTTCCTCCCGTCAGAAAGAAAGCTCCACCGTTACCACCTGTGTTAGTAGTAGTTGAGCCTGAAGCTGCTCCTCCTGCGCCTGATCGTACAGAAGCGGATCCTCCTGCACCTCCGGTGTTCGCTAACGCACCAGCACCTGTAACATTACCGCCTGTGTTTGCTGTTACAATAAGTTGTCCGTTTACTCCAGGAGTGCCACCGTTAGTTGCTGAGTTTGTAGCTGCCGATCCTCTGATTGTAAGGTCAATTCCAGTTGCGGCTGTAATTAAGCCAGTCGACGCAAAGCTCACTCCAGTGCTGTTATATGTATGAGTGCCAATCGTTCCAGTCGTGGAAGTTAACGTACTAACTGTTCCGGTTGTAATCGTTCCGGTAGTTGAATTCAGAGTATTAATCGTGCCAGTAGTTGCGGTAAAAGTGCCGCAAGCAAGTGACGTTCCAAAGTTGCCTGTTGCTGCTGTAGCATTTCCGCTTAAAGTAATGTTAGACGCATTTATATTCCCTGCAAGGTCTAATGAACTCGCTCCTGTTATTGCGCCAGTTACAGTAAGAGCGCCTCCTACCTCAGCCGTGGTTTCAACATCTAAAGTAGTAGCTGTAACAGTGCCTAAAACATCTACGGCTAAACCGTATCGAATAGATGGAGTAGGAAGCGTGCCTGACTCGTAAACATCGCCATCATAATCAAAAGTAGCTGTTGTTGTTGTGACGAAATCATCCGGAAATGTAGAGCCATCATAATCAGACTGAAGCTGAACATGATAGCCATCTGCTCCTGTTACAGGAGTTATGGCAAATTGAACTTGATAGCCAGTATCTTCCGCACCGTTATCAGTAACAGTGGTAGTCTGAAAATAATTAGCTGAATAGACTCGTCCAAAAGCCGTGTCTTTATAAGCAAAAACTCTAGCTGTGGTTGAATACCCAGAATTAAAATAATTGCCTAAGCCATTGTATAAGATCGTGGCAGTGCAAGCTGTAACGTTTCCAACAGTAAACGATTCGCCTGTAAAATAGCCTCTGCCGGCTGTTAAACTTCTAGTCCCTAAATTTACATTTGTTGTTGCGCCTGTGTAAGGGACCAAACCGGCTACATCCTGTACCGTATCAAACGCCCCTGAAAGTGGATTAAAAACGTATTTGTATCCCACTACGACCTCACAACGCTTGTCAGGTTATCTCCGGTGTATCCGAGAGTAAGAGTAGCTACCGTCACAGTTGCTAGCTTATAAACCACACCAGTCAGGTTAGTTCCTGTGTAGCTCAACACAATCTCGTCGTGCGGCTGATTGGCAATACCAGAAACGATCTCCTGATACACATTACCGCTACGAACAATGGTAGCTACAGGAATGTCAGGATTAACCGATGCTGCGGAGTTGGATACTGTTGTTGGCATTAGTCTTGATCCTCAATCTCAATACCTACAGGGTTTCCAGTTTCATCGGTAATAATCTTACCTTTGCGCTTACGAGACTTCTTCTTTTCACGCTCGATGATAACTGGCTTTTCGCTTTGGAACATGATTGATGATGACGGACTTCGCTCAATGGCATCCATTTGCAACCGCACACGCTCGATTTGCTGCTCTGAAGCTAACCGACGCTCTTCCATAATTTTCTCGGACTCGGACAAGCGCATACGCATTTGGTCAAGCTCAAGTTTTTGAATCTCAAGGATTTGAGCCATACGATTAGTTTCCTGCTGTATGGCCTGCTTATTAGCGTCGCTAGCTGACATTGCTTGAACTTTAAGCATATCAACCTGAACGGCACTTTGTTTGACTTGTATCTCTTGCTGTTGCAAGCCAAGCTCTTGTTGCTTGTAATACTCGTCAGTTTGCTGTTTCTGTATATCCAGCTGTGCTGAAAGCTGGTCACGCTGCATCTTAAGCTGTTGGTCTTGATAAGCGAGCTGGTTTTTAGTCGCCTTATCCTGCATTTCCATCTGCATGACTTGGAGCTTAGCTTGTGACTCAACCTGAGCTATTTGGAGACGCCCTTGTACCTCAAGCGTTGTAGGGTCCGGCGGCGGCGGTTGCTTAGCAGCCTCTTCCTTAGCTTTCGCAATTTCTCCAACTTGCTGCATAGCCTTTGTGAAAATACCATCGAGTTCCTTGCCTCCCTTCATGGTTTTAATCATGTTTTGGAACAAAGAGATACTAAAGTCTAGTAGCGGTGGATACTGGTCTACTAACCCTCTCATTTGGTCGAAGAACTGGCCTGCTTGCTGGATGAGCATAGCGCCATCTCTTTGCTGTTGCTGCTGGTCAATAGCAATCATGCTGTCAGTAGCAATTTGGATTCGGTAGCTGCGCTTCTTGTTGTCACGAAGCAGTCCGATGATCTGTTGCTTCATATCGTCGATAAGTTGCAACGGATTTGGCGCAGGAGGTGGAGGTGGTGCCATTGGCGGCATCATACCTGTATCACCTGGTGGCATACCCTCTGGACCCATCTCTGGCATTGGAGGTGCTGGTGGAGGTGGTGGGATGTAGATCGTTGGCTCAATAAGAGCGTCTGCATCGCCAACTTCTAAAATTGTTTCTGGCTCAAACTGTTCCGCAATAATCGTGCCAAGATTGCTAATGGCATCCGATATAAACTTGCTAAACATATTTTGACGTACAACCAAACCAAGTGATGACCATTGGCTTTCCAACCGGTTTGCGGTGGCAGACTTGTACTGCTCGCTGGTTCCACGAAGCAAATCAGATACTTTCAAGGTTTCATAAAGCTGCTGCAATGCAGCTCCACGAGCGCCCTGAAGAACGTTAAGAGCGTTTACGAATGGCTCGACTGGGTAGAACTCTACTCCTGCTTGCAATCCACCACGGCCCTTGTAGGACGGCCAGTTAATGATTGGAGTACCTTTAAGGTCGCCTGCAAACAACTGCTCTACAGTTGGACCCATTGCAGCGTCATAAAGGAAGTTAGTACGAATGGCCTGAGTTACGGCATGGATACGGGTGGTAAGCCGTTCTACCTCAAGGATCTGATCACGAACATGAGCGTAGTCAGACACTGGAACAACTGAGTCTGGATCAGTTGATTGGCTGATTACTGAGCAAGGATAGAACCTTTCAAATTTGGTAGGTGGCTCAGACGATTCAATGATGGCCTTTTCGCCTGTCTTTTGAAGCCAGTACACCTTGTTGGTAGCTTCACACCAAATCTCGTGCAGTTCTGCCTTACCTTCGTACTTATCCTCTTTACGAGCCAAGTCTTTCTTCATGACTTCTGGGAACGAGTCATAAATAAGGTCATCAGCTACATCACGACCGAAGAGTTGTTCGGCTTGGTCACGGTCAAGGAACGCACGACGGGACTGCCATTCAATTTCGTCTTCAGTACGAGCGTCGGAGCAGTTGTAATCGTTGTATTGGATAACGTCTAATACTGCTTTTTCTTTAATCTTTTTTTCCACCTCAATGGAAGCTATAAGGATGTTGCCTTCACCTGCCTGGAGGATGTCTGTGTCACCTGTGTATGGCCGACCGCTACCGTCAATAAGCTGACCTGACGGGTCTCTAATTACCGCCATTTCCTCTAAAACGGTTTCAAACTTGGCAGCGTATCTTGCCCAAAGAACGCCCTGACCAGTGAGCAAAAACTGTAATGCTGCGTTATAACCTACTTTATCGAAGTCAAAATGCGTATCCATGACGAACTGTGTGTTTCGTTCAAGGATGACACTGCCAAGCTCGTATGGGATGCCTCCGGTACGTTTACGAAGGTTTACTTCCGCTCTCGGGGTAGAAGAGTAATAAGCAGGAAGCAAAGTATTGATACAATACCACCAAACATTAAGTCGTCGCTCAGCATCGTTTAGAATCCCTACTTGTTTTTGAGCGTTATAAACACGGATTGACTCTTCTGATGTTTCAATAAACTTACGACGACGAGATTCAGATTGAGTGATTTGAGCCTTCCACCAGCGAGGACTGTACTTTTGGACGAGAGGCTTAATCTTTACACTCATATTTTAGCTCGTTTCTGTTGTGACCGCATTTGAGCGATATACGCCTGCAACTTAATCTTACCCTTGTTAAAGACCTCTGCTGGTTGTTCCCACTTGGCGTCTACGAGGCGGCCTTTGCAAAGGTAGCGTAAGGCGTCGCAGGCATGGTCATTCCCAGTCGAATCAGCATCTTCAGGGTTACGTTTGTCTATTGACAGAGATGGTAATGTTTCCAGCAAATATGGGCAACTGGCAAATATGTAGAGGAGCGGGGGATTGGATACCAGTCGTTGCCGGATCTGTGACCAGCCTGATATGCGCTCGTTGTCTGCCGCTCTAAACGAAGGAAACTTATATTTGGCGAACACCTGGGTAAACTGGTCGGCAATGCTTGGACCGCCCTCGTGGTTGAATATGCTGGGGTCGGCAAAAGCTAATGGATTTTCTCCGACAGAAATTGCTCCAATTCGATTTGCCTGATCAATGTTATCAACTCCTTTTCCCCACATCTCTCGGTATATGACGATTGCTCCTTTTTGGTACGGAACTTCGTTTCCAGCATCATCACGACCTGAGCTGACAGCGCCCCAGATAGCAGCAAAAGGAGAGCGGTAACCCCAATCGTACCCCATATATCGGGGCCAGTGTTTAGGGATATTGAAAGGACTAATGATATGTTTAGAAGAGAACTCAGGAAAATAGCTACCTTCATGGATTTCAAAGTCTCCTTCAAGCCATGCACGAACAAGCTCTGGAGAGCCTACCATGTGCAATCGGTTGATATACTCAGGGTCACGAGCGAGCAGAATCTGGTTATCGTGTACCCTACTTGGAATATAAATGTAGTCAAAGCTACTTCCGTTGGGTAACTGTTTTTGTAGGATTTTCATCCCTTTTGGCGCTGGCTTAATAAACAGTTCTTTAAGCCATCCGTGACCTACGCCGCCTGGGTTAAAGGTCAGGATAACCTGGCCACCGCCTTTACCTCGTAACGCTCCGAACAGTTTCCATATGCAGGATGGGTCAGAGTAGTTACCTGCCTCCTCTATCGCTGCATGGCTTAGGTTTTGTCCTTGGTATTTCTCCGCATCGCCGTCATTAGCCAACGGACGAAAGCGCAACCTGCCCCCATTAGAAAACGTAAATTGCTTTTTTTGATCCTGCCAGTGCGCTTGGAGCGGTAAGTAGATTTGCTTAGCTCGCTCGATGAGGTCATCCGCTTGAGGGAGTTCTTTTCGAAAAAATATCGCATTGAAGTCACTGCCGAATTGCTCCTGAGCTATGGCAAACTTGCCTAATACGCCGTCAGTTTTACCACCGCCTCGTGCACCCCCGTAGCCTATAAGGGTTATGGGACAATGGATTAGAGTCTCTTGAGGGCCAGACTGAGGTGCCCATACAACCTGTTCATTGGCTTGTAACTCAGCATCCATTCTTTATCTCGTTACACTCAGCCCAGAACTGCTCCCAACTAAGCTCGTATAACTCCTTAACAAACTCCTTTTCGCACTCGATGCAAAGGTTTGTAGCAATGTCCCACAGTGAGCCACATTCGGGACACTTCCAGTGATTGCTACTATCCATAATGCTTAATCTCCGGCCCACCGCCAACCATGACAGCGTTATCGCCGTATATGCGCTCTACCTTACAGTTAGGGTTTTGGCAGTAGAAGTAGTAATCAAACCCATCTTGGACGCTGGCGGTGGAAACGTGATTGCACCACGGACAACGCCGTGTGTTTTCAGTCTCATCCTTCATCCTATGCTCTATGCCCATTATTCCTCTGGATACGGATACATATAATTGCCTTTATCTTGTTCAGCACAAATCTCTTCACGCTTTGCCTTCATTTTGTCAGTAAACTTTGGAAGTTCGCACCAATACTTATATTGATCGCCTGGCAAATGAATTGCTTTTGGTTCTATGCCGAATGGATTTCGAAACCCAGCAATAAGAACACATTCACCTTTAATAACTTTTTTCCAGCCAATTACGGTAGCAAAATGATTGAAATCATTAGGAATCCAAATTTGCACATAACCGTCTGGCCATATTTCATCCTCATGTTTGAACATGCCACGCAAGTTTTCTCGCTGTTCAGGAGTTATGCATTTTAGTTCAGTTGATTCGCTCATATTTCCTTCGGTGGTTCAGGTGGAAGATTTTCGCCTTTGTAATCTAATCCAAGATAAAATCCGGCTAAAAAAGCTGTTCTTTTATCAGAACTAATATCGTCAGTAGGAGCAATTTCATTAAGAAAGCAATCTGCCTTTATTAAGGCATATTCTAATACCTGTAGTTGTTCTTTTGAAAAGCTATCAATCCAATCTAAAGTTTTGTTCATTGTTTCTCTATTAATTCTTCAATCTTAACTTCATGCTCATCTTTTGCTGCTTTATAACCAGCAAGAAAAGCCATCTCTTTTAACACCACAATATGATGGCTGATTGAATCGCCATCCCAAAACAACTGTACTTTGTGAGCATATTCCAATGCTAATTCTTCAGGTGTTTTAGTCATTATTCCTCCGGTGGTTTAGGTAGCGGCATCCAGTGGGTGAAATACGGCTTTATATCTGCTCTCAGAAGATACCCTACCGCTATTTCTTGCGTAGGTTCATGGCACCATAAAATATGCTTACGCTCCTCCGGCAACCGATCCTTTACCGAGATCCAACCATCCGGCTTTTCCGGAGAGTTTGACTTTTTTGCGGCTTGGTAGCCAGCGAGAAAGCTCTGCCGTGTAGCAAGAGTCATGTTGTCCTCTCGTGGTCCCCACCACGCCTGCACATACTCATCTGCCAACTCTTCAGGTGTCTTAGTCATTTTTTAGCTCTTGCAATAATGGATTGTTGTTTAATACCTCTTCTGCAATTTCTTCACTGTGCTTAAACAGATATTCTTCTATAGTCATGCCAAGAATGTCTTTAAGCGTAATGCAGTCCAACTTTTCAGGTGTTTTGGTCATTTTTTAGCTCCTGCAACTCTGCCTTTAGTTTGGCGATTTCTTCGTATCTTGAGTGATAACCAGCAAGAAAGTCTTGCTTAGAGCATATTCTTTGAAGCTCAGTCCCAGTATGTTCCCACAGCTTTTTAACATGCTCGTCCGCTAATTCTTCAGGTGTTTTAGTCATATCCCCCACTTCCGGTTGTACTCGTCTTCACTAATCTGGTTAGCCTGTAAATCAACTAACCCACGGCACCACTTACCACCGCATGGCACCGCTTTAAACTCAGTGACAACGACAGTAGCCTTTCCACAACCTGGACATACGAAATACCATGTTCTGTACGTTTCTGCTACATTCTTATTCTTTGTTAAGGAATTTTTCGGCAAACTCTTCTTTGGATAACGGTTTCGCACTAACGACACTCCTCACCTCACCACTGTGCTGGATAAGCTGTGTTTCATTCCAACCCAACTTAGTCTTAACCAAGTGAAGCAATATAGCGGTATTCCCATTCAACGCCTCAGCCATAGCCACCGTAGCTAATCCCTTACGCATCTCACCCTCCCCAGCAGCGTACTCATCAGCATAATACTTATCCAAGATATACGGGCTTATACGAGCCGCTATAGCAACATTCCCACGAGTTAATCCCATACGTGCCATATCCCTAATCTGAGCCCCAATACGCTCACACTTAGTATGCGAAGGACTCTGCTTATGTATGACCTCAACCTCAATTTCATCATTTTTAAGGCTTAGTTCACTAGTTTTTTGAGTTTCTAGCTCAACTATTTTCGTATCTAACTCATCCATATAACTCACTAATAAAAATATTTTAAAAATACCCCCTTGACAAGGTGTGATGTAACCCCCCCTAATAGGGAAGTCCTTCTTTCACACCCCCCTTTTTGCTACACGTTCAGTGCCAAAAGCAATCACTCCTCTTCTTCATACATAGATTCATTCTTTCTCTATTCTATTAATAAAAAATAATATTAATAAAAATATATTTCAGATCTCTACTACGTTATCTGCTTAGATTCATTCTTCCCTGCCAGTCGTAACTTTCTCCTACCTTACGCCAAGCAAAGCTATACCTATACTATACCAACAGCCTCGCTATGCGGGTCGCCGCCTGGGGCGTCGATCCATAACCTCGCTTAGCGGTATATTTTTCAACTCTTCAAATAACTCAACTTCAGTTCAAATCATTTCAGATTTCAAAAACCCTATTACCAGACCAGACTTATAGAACCTTGTTTGAGAAAGGGTATAGGAATTTTATACGTGGGATTGGATATACATGTAACCGGTACCTGTCTCGTTTTTAAATTCGTTTT